AACAAATATTGTCGCATATCCTTGGTTCTCACCTGCTGGTCAGCAAAGAGGTATCATCAATAATGCAGTAAAACTTGCTTATAATCCAAACAAAGCACAAAGAGATAAACTCTATCCTGCAAGAATCAACTCAGTTGTTACTCAACCAGGAATTGGAACTCTTCTCTTCGGTGACAAAACTGCTCTCGGATATGCTTCAGCGTTTGATAGAATCAACGTTCGTCGCTTGTTCCTCACAATTGAACAAGCACTCCAAAGAGCAGCGGAAGCACAACTCTTTGAACTGAACGATGAACTGACAAGAGCAAACTTCAGAAATATTGTTGAACCTTATCTTCGTGATGTTCAGGCTAAGAGAGGTCTGTATGGATTCTTCGTTGTTTGTGACACCACAAATAATACTCCTGATGTTATTGACAATAATGAATTTAGAGCTGACATCTTCTTGAAACCAGCTAAGTCAATTAACTATGTAACTCTTACTTTCGTTGCTACACGTACTGGTGTAAGCTTTGAAGAAGTAGTTGGTAGAGTTTAATTTTATAATCTAAATAACAAAAGGAGGACTTAAACAATGGCAACTTCAAGAGAAAACAAGACAATTTCTCAATTTAAATCTGCGATGGTTGGGGGCGGTGCCCGCCCCAATCTATTTGAGGTAGAATTAACAACTCTCCCAGGTGGAATTTCATGGGATGCAGATAACTTTAGATTTATGTGCAAATCTGCTGCTCTTCCAGCACAGAACGTAGCATCAATTGATGTTCCTTTCCGTGGAAGAATCTTCAAGGTTGCTGGTGACAGAACTATTGATACTTGGACAGTAACAATCATCAACGACGAAGGATTCCTTCTGAGAAATGCATTTGAAGAGTGGTCAAACTTGATTGCAGATCTTGGTACAAACCTTGGTGCAACTGATCCATCTGCATACATGACAAATGCTAAGGTCTATCAATTAGGTAGAGGTTCAACCCCAAGCAGCAAAGATAACACAGGAACATCAAATGCTGTTCTGAAAGAGTATGAGTTTATTGATATTTTCCCAACCAACGTTTCTCAAATTGATCTTTCATATGATTCTTCAGACACAATTGAAGAATTTACTGTTGAATTCCAAGTTCAGTCGTTCTCATACACCGGACAGGGAACTCCAAACGGTTAATAAATAGTCTTAAGATCAAATTCAGAACAATAAATTATGGCAAAATTATTTGGATTCTCTCTTGAGGATACTGAACCATTATCACCCACTGCTGTTTCCCCCGTTCCTCCAAATAATGAGGACGGGGTTGACCATTATGCAAGCAGTGGGTTTTTTGGTTCTTATGTTGATATTGAGGGTGTATATAGAACAGAATTTGAGTTAATTAAAAGATACCGCGAAATGTCTCTTCACCCTGAAGTTGACAGCGCAATCGAAGATATTGTAAATGAAGCAATTGTATCTGACACAAATGATGTACCAGTTCAGATTGATTTAGATAATCTAAATGCAAGTGATGGTATTAAGAAAAAAATCAGATCAGAATTTAAATATATCTTAGATCTTTTAGATTTTGATAAAAAATCTCACGAAATTTATAGAAATTGGTATGTTGACGGTAGATTGTACTACCATAAAATTATTGACTTAAAGAATCCACAAGAAGGGATTCAAGAACTTCGTTACATAGACGCATCAAAAATGCGTTATGTAAGACAACAAAAAAAGAAACCTGGAGATAAACTGTCAAGTATTCAGAGAATAACTTCCGATAATCCTATGGATTATGAGTTTCCTGAACTTGAAGAATATTTCATCTATAATCCAAGAACAATCTATCCATCTGCAAATCCAGCACAAACTGGTGCAAGTCAAGGTATTAAAATTGCAAAAGATTCTATAACTTACTGCACATCGGGTCTTGTAGATAGAAATAAAGGTCATACGCTTTCATATCTTCACAAAGCGATCAAAGCACTCAATCAACTCCGTATGATTGAGGATTCACTTGTTATCTACCGTTTGTCACGCGCACCAGAAAGAAGAATTTTCTATATTGATGTAGGTAATTTACCTAAGGTAAAAGCAGAACAATATCTTCGTGATGTTATGATGCGTTATCGCAACAAACTTGTATATGATGCAAATACTGGTGAGATTCGTGATGATAAAAAGTACATGGCTATGCTTGAAGATTTCTGGCTTCCTCGCCGCGAAGGTGGTAGAGGAACTGAAATTTCTACACTCCCAGGTGGTCAGAATCTTGGTGAAATTACAGATATTGAATACTTCAAAAAGAAATTATTCAGAGCTTTAAATGTACCCACATCAAGAATGGATGGAGAGGGTGGATTTAATCTTGGTCGTTCATCGGAAATCCTGAGAGACGAACTTAAATTTAGTAAGTTTGTTGGCCGTTTGAGAAAGAGATTCTCAAATATGTTTAGTGATATGCTAAAAACCCAGTTAATTCTTAAAAATATCATTACCCCAGAAGACTGGGAGGTTATGAGTGAGCATATTCAGTACGATTTCTTATATGATAATCATTTTGCAGAATTAAAGGATGCTGAGCTTTTAAATGAAAGAATTAGTATGGTTGGTGCTGCTGAGCCATACGTCGGTAAATATTTCTCACAAGATTATGTAAGAAGAAAGATTCTTCGTCAAACCGATGAGGAAATTATTGAGCAAGATAAGCTTATTGAGAAAGAAATTAAAGATGGAATTATTCCAGATCCAAATGTACCAGTTGACCAAGAAACTGGAGAACCTTTAGATCAAACAGCACAAATGGATCTTGGTGCTCCCGTTATGGAACCAAATTTGGAATCCCAAGGAAAAGCGACAGAAGCACCGGAGATGCCCAAGGGTGGGGAGATATAAATATTCCTAGTTAATCATTTATGGATTAAAATGGAAGAACTTTTAGATATGATTGTTACTGATGAGTCCCCATCACAAATTAGTGACAAAATTAAAGAATTGCTTTTTGCAAAATCTTCAGAAAGAATTGATGCTCTTAGACCCATGGTTTCATCAACTGTATTTGATGATGAAACTAATGAAGATTGAGAGTATTTATAAATAACTATCAAAGTGTATTTAAAAAATAATGGCGCATAATACCGTAGGGGTAAATTCTTCATTTGCTATTAGTGCATCTTCTGCACAATCTGCTGCAGTTGTTCATCAGTCTGAATTTGTAAGATTTGCTGCTGTTAGTGCTTCTGCACACGTTGCTATTGGAACAAATCCAACAGCAACAACGCAGAATTATTTCATCCCTTCGGGTGGAGTTGAAGTTCTTTCTATTGGTAGACCAACATCTCAAAGGGTTGTTGGTATTACCACAGGAACTTCAACAATATTGAATTTCCCAGAGGGAACTGGTTCTCAATTTGCAGTTGGTGATGCAGTTTCTTTGACAGTTACAAATCAATCAAACTTCAACTTCACTCACAAAATTGTTACTGCAATTGATACTTCAACTAATGTCGGTGGATTCTACGGAACAAAAATTACTGTAGATCATAACTCTTCAGCAGTAACTGATACCTTTAGTTCACCATGGGCTGAACTGAGAAGTTCGTTCAAGGTTGCAGCACTTGGATCAGGTTCAGGCACAATTCACTTCCAACAAGTTCAAATCGCAGGAAACGCCTAAAATGAAACTTATCACAGAAGAAATTGAATCAGTAGAAGTTATTACCGAAACAGTAAACGGTAAAAAAACACTCTACATTCAAGGTCCTTTCCTCCAAACCGAACAACAGAATCGTAACGGTAGAGTATACCGCAGATCTGTAATGGAGCGTGAGGTCAAGAGATACTCTGATTCTTATATTGATAAGGGTCGTGCTCTTGGTGAGTTAGGTCATCCAGATGGACCAACTGTAAATCTTGATCGTGTCTCGCATAAGATTGTTTCTTTAACACAAGAAGGAAACAATTTCATCGGTAAAGCACAGATTCTTTCTACTCCTATGGGTAAGATTGCAGAGTCTCTCCTAAAAGAAGGAGTAACTCTTGGAGTTTCTTCTCGTGGTATTGGTTCAGTATCCAGACACCGCGATGGATATATGGAAGTTGGTGAAGACTTTATGCTTGCAACTGCTGCTGATATCGTCGCTGATCCTTCTGCTCCTGATGCTTTTGTTCAGGGAATTATGGAAGGAAAAGAATGGGTTTGGGAAGGATCCATTCTGCGCGAAAAGCAAGCACATCAAATACAAAAGCGCATTAATACTTTGGTAGATCAAAGAAAACTTGATGAACAGAAATTAAATCTGTTCAATGAGTTCCTAAATAATCTTTGATTTATAAAATATATTAATTTATAAATAAATATAGATTTACTACAGGAAAATCGGAGAGTTCAAATGTCTCGTGGCAAACAATTACAAGAAATGGAAGTAGGCACTAAGCAATCCAAGACTGCTGTTAACGCTAGCGCAAAAGCAGCAGATCCCATGCCTTCACTTTCTGGAACAACACCAGGTCAAACAGGTAGCTGGGAAGATCTTGGCGGTCCTACACCTGATAATTATAAAGTAGATGACGATTCAGCAAAACTGAAGACTCCTGGCGGAACTCTCAAGCAAGTTAAGGATATTGTAAATAAGGGTGCATCTGCTGCTGATCCTATGAAGGGTATGAAGGAAGATGAAGATCTTGAAGATGAAGAAATTATCTCTGAGGAAGAAGAAGTAGAAGAGGAAGATCTTGAGGAAGTAGAAGAGGGTGAAGAGGAAGAAGAAGAGATTGAAGAAGAAGTTGCTGAGTATGACCTCGAAGAAGATGTAAATGCTCTTCTCGGTGGTGAAGAACTCTCAGAAGAGTTCAAAGAAAAAGCAAAAACTATCTTCGAAGCAGCAATCAACTCTAAGGTTGCTGAAATTAAGAATTCTCTTGAAGAGCAGTATGCTGCTGCTCTTGCAGAAGAAGTACAGGAAATCACAGAGGCTCTTTCAGAGCGTGTTGATTCCTATCTTGAGTATGTTGCTGAAGAGTGGTTCCAAGAGAACGCTCTTGCAGTTGAAACCGGTCTTAAGACCGAAATGACCGAATCATTCCTGAACGGAATGAAGGATCTTTTTGAAGCACATTATGTATCAATCCCTGAAGATAAATATGATGTTCTTGAGAGCATGGTAGAAAAACTTGATGAAATGGAGACAAAACTCAACGAGCAAATTGAGAAAAACGTTTCCCTAAACAAGCGTCTCGCAGAGTCGGTTGCTGAAGGAATCTTAGATCAAGTCTCTGAAGGTCTTGCACAGACTCAGAAAGAGAAACTCGCTTCACTTGCCGAAAGTGTTGAGTTTGAAAGTGAAGAAGAATATCGTGAGAAGCTGGAAATGCTGAAGGAGTCATATTTCTCCTCCAAGCCTACAGCACAGTCTGCTAAAACTGAAACTCTGTCAGAAGGTGTAGATGTAACCCCTGAGAATATTTCAGGATCCATGTCTGCTTATCTTAAGACACTTTCTGCATTTAGCAAATAATTGAATTTAATATAATTCAAACAAAAACATCCACACAAAAAAGGTAAACGCAAATGTTCCATTCAGAGCATCTGCAGGAAAAGTGGGCACCTCTCCTCAACTATGAGGGTCTTGATCCAATCAAAGATTCGCACAGAAGAGCAGTAACCGCTGTCCTGTTAGAAAACCAAGAAAAATTCCTCAGAGAGCAATCCTCCTTTGAAAGAGGCGGTATGCTGTTTGAGCAACCAACCGTCAACACTGACCCAAGCGGAACTGGCAACGCTGGTTTCTCTGGTGCTGGTGCTGCTCCTGTAGCAGGTTTTGACCCAGTTCTGATCTCACTGATCAGACGCTCTATGCCTAACCTGGTCGCTTATGACCTCGCTGGCGTTCAGCCTATGAGTGGTCCTACTGGACTGATCTTCGCAATGCGCTCCAAGTACACCAACCAGAATGGTGCAGAAGCATTCTTTAACGAAGCAGATTCCGCATTCTCTGGTCAGGACGCAGGATTCGATGAGACCGGCGGTTTCACCGATGTCGCTGCTGGTATGGGTACTACTTCACAGTCGGGTGACAACCCTGCTGTTCTGAACCCTGTTGCTACCGCTTCTTCAACCGCATATGATGTTGGTCAGGGAATGACCACTCAGACTGCTGAAGAACTGAACACCGGTAACAACGCATTCAACCAGATGGCTTTCTCGATCGAGAAAGTTACTGTTACCGCTAAGTCAAGAGCTCTGAAAGCTGAGTACTCCTTAGAACTCGCTCAGGACCTCAAGGCAATCCACGGTCTGAATGCAGAAGCTGAGTTGGCAAACATCCTGTCAACTGAGATCCTCGCAGAAATCAACCGCGAAGTCATCAGAACCATCTATAAGGTTGCTGAGCAAGGTGCTGTTGAGAACACCGCTACCGCTGGTGTATTTGACCTCGACGTTGACTCCAACGGTCGTTGGTCTGTTGAGAAGTTCAAGGGTCTCCTGTTCCAAATCGAGCGCGATGCTAACAGAATCGCACAAAGAACTCGTAGAGGAAAGGGCAACATCATCCTGTGCTCTGCTGACGTTGCTTCAG